ATCCTTTTTCTTCTGTGATTGCTGTTCCCATTGCCCATAAACCACGACCTGGTGGTAAGAACTTCATGTTGAAGATTCTTTCATACATATCTTGTGCTGATTTCTGTGCTTGCCAAGGATTCCAACCTAACTGATGAGATTCAATGTGATTCATTTGCATTGAATATGTTCCCTCTACAACCCTTTGGACAGTTTCCCACCATCTTTCATTCTTTCCATCTTCTTTAATTCTTGAATAGGTTCTCATGTAAACCAATTCTCCCAATCCATTAAAACCAAATGGTGGTTTTTTTCTTTTCCATTTATTTATAAAATTCTCTGATAACTTAAACTTATGTCCCACTCTTGTCTCCTTAATTTAAAACTTGTTTTCTCCGATAAATAAGTATTATATATACAGCAGATAATACAAAGATTTTTAATTTTTTCGAAGTTTTAAAAAGATTTTCTTCGAAGTTTTATTCAAACCCTTCGCCATCAAAATCTTTCTTCTTCTGTGCCAATGTTTTACGAATATATTCATCGGCATTATTCATTTTTCCTTGTACTTCTTTACCACCTTGTGTGTTTGTTTCATAGATTTGTATAAAACCTGTATTAGTGTTGATAGTAGCAGGGAATGTAATACCATCTGGCCCGAATCTATTCTTGATAACATGGAATCGACCTGTGTTTGCAATCTTATCTTCTACTTTTCTACTCATACTCATAACGAAATCTGCTGTCATAACCTTTGAATAGTCTTCTGATACTTTATCAGCACCAATCACATCCTCTTCTAATGCAGAACGATTAGCTTGAGATGCTGTCCATACTGGTACATCAAACTCTCCTGCCATACCACGAAGTTCCTCATAGATATGTCCTAATTGATGTCGTTTCTCATTAAAGTGTTGTGTTGATTTCATAATATCTGCATAATCCACAATAATCATATCTGGTTTGAGATTTCTCATCTCACATTGTTGTATGTGTGCTGCAAGAGTATTAACACTTGCACTTCTTGTTGGATAATATTTGATGATTAACTCACCCTTTAACTTTGAAATTTTTTGTTGTACTTCTTCTTTATAGTATTGTAAGTTACCTGTTGGTTGTCCACTTACTATTGTATCATATCTTAATCCTACATACTGAGCATTTAACTCTAATGTATAATGAAGTACTGTCTTTCCTTTTGCAACTGCATGAGCACCAAGTGCTTGTAATGTCCATGATTTACCAATACCAGCAGGAGCAACTATAACTCCAAGTTCACCACCTGCCAATCCACCATCCATCAAATCATTTACACTATCCCATTGTGTAGGTAAACATACTCTTGTTTGTTTGGATAATCTCTCTTCTAAACCTGTGATGTATTCATGTCCGATATCAGTTTCTACACCTGCCTTCATCGCATCATCTATAATGGTCTTTATCTCATCATACTTCTGTACTTCTAATAATTCAACTGATTCCATAATTGCATTCTTTACAACTTGGTTCTTACAAAACTCAAGTGATTTCTCTTTTACGAATTCCAAATCAGGTGATTCACGATGTTGCCATGCACTTCTCAACCCATCTACTATGGATGTTTTTAACACATCATTATCTACCTCATCAACAATAACTTTTAATGCTTCCATTGTTGGTGTGGTTTTATATTTTTTGAAATAATCCTTGATGGATTTGATTATGAATTTGTTACTATCTGAATCGAAGTAACCTATCTCTAAGATATCTAAAATTGTTTTTGTATACTTTACATCTGTAATTAAAGATGTAAGCATCTTACTTTGAAAGTTTGTTCCGTATTGTGTTAAAGTTTCACTCATTATAACCTATTATTAAGTATCAAGTTTGCCATACAAATCTTGTATTTTTTTATCATAAAATTCCGTTCTTTTCATATCACGATACCTCTGTCGTGCTTTTGCTTTTATCTTATCAGCATTTCGTTTATAATGTTCCATCTGCCACTTTCTTTGTGCATCTCGTTTCTCTTTTGCTGTAAAATATTTCTTCTTCCTACCCATGTGTCTTCTCTGCCATATGATTTAATCTATTAAATGTTGAGTGTAACCAACTATCAAGATTAGGTAATGCAGTATACATTTTATCCTCTAAGAACATCTTCTGAAACTTGTGCTTAACCATTCGTTGAATTGGATTCTCTACTAGCGTTTGAATAGTTCGTTTACTATGACCAGATATGTTTAAATCATCTAAATCCATTAGTTTCTTATTTAAAAGTAATTGGTCTTCTGAGTTTACTATCTGTTCACATAGTTTGAATTGTTTTCTTTTAGGTTCTGCACTTTTTAATAAATCATCAATGGAATGTTTGTGTGGGGAAGCAAGCCAAGGAAACATTTTTAATAATGTTTTTATTCCTGCACCCTTGATTCCAGGTATTCCATCTGATTTATCACCATCCATTGTTCTGAATAGTAAAAAGTTTGTTGCATTGATACCATATTCATTTAGTATTCTTTCTTCATCGTACATCTTTTTCTTCGTTGGTGACCATACCTTGATTCGTTCATCTACCAACTGAAGAAAATCTTTATCGGTTGACATGATTGTACAATTATCTTTGAAACAATGTTTTGATGCATACCCAATAACATCATCTGCTTCTATATTAGGAACATTTGTTATTGTTAATGGTAAACATTCAAGATATTCAATCACTCGATTTAATTGTTGAATCATCATCTTATGTTCTTGTTCACGAGTCAAAGAAACATCTGTAAATCTATTTAACCTTAGAGACATTTTTCTTCCTGCCTTATATTCAGGAAATATCTTTCTACGGCGATTAGACCCACCTTTACCATCAAATACTATGATAGTTCGTGTAGGTCTAACCATATTTATAGTGAAAGCCAAAGACCTTAAAAAACCTACTATTCCACCAATGTGAATTCCATCCTCATTAGTAGTAGGTATTGCGGTGAACACTCTAATAAAAGTGTTCAAACCATCTATAAGTAAAACCGAGTCGTTTGGTTCACCACTATCTACTTTACCGCCAGATTTCTTAATCTCTTCAAATATTGATAAGTGTCTCTTATTAATCACCTATAACCTCATCTGTGAACTCTACATCATCAATACCAAGTTTATCTTTGTATTGTAATATAACCTTATCACAAATGATACCATAGACATAGTCTTTCAACTCATCATTACTGGCAATCAACTCTTCCCAATCCTTTGATAAAAACTTATGGTCTTTACCATTTTGGTCTGTAAGAGTGTACCATGCACCACCTGATTTAACTAACTTGTGTTCTTTCAACACAGTCAACCATGCACCATAATTATCTATACCTCTATCGAAGTACATATCATAATCGGTATGTCTTAAAGGTGGGCCTAATCTATTCTTGACAATCTGTGCTCTACACTTCATACCAAGAACATTCTTTGCCGTGTCTTTGATTTGTCCCATGTTCTTCAATCTGATTCTTGTTGAAGCATGGAATGGTAATGCTTTTCCACCACTTGTTGTCCAAGGGTCTCCAAACATAACACCTAATTTTTGTCTTAACTGATTTGTGAATACGAGAGCTATTTTCTGTCTACCAATCATCTGAGTAATCTTTCTCATTGCCTTACTAATAATGATTGCCTTAGCAGTTGCCCAACCATCTTTCTCAAAATCAGATTCCATTTCTACTTTCGTAGATGCGGCTGCAAGTGAATCAACCATAATAGTTACTAACCTATCTTTGTCTGATTCTCTAACTTTTGTTACTATTTCATCAATAGCTTCAAAGATATCCTCTACAGTCTCTAAGTGTAGATATAACATTTTGTTCATATCAACACCAATTACTTCCAAGAACTCTTGGGAAACAGATGTTTCAGTATCAATATAAACTGCCACACCACCTTTCTTCTGAGTCTCTGCAAGAATATGAGCACCAAGTAGTGATTTACCACTTGATTCTAATCCATTGATTTCTGTAATTCTACCAACTGCAATACCACCATCTGGTCTATTTGATATAGCCAAATCCAACATGGAACTACCTGTTGAGATAAAATCTTTTATATCTGTTGGTGTTGAATCACTTCCATCTAAGAAGTATGCTACCTTAGTATCTTTGAATTTTTTATTTAAACTATCGGCCAATGTTGAGGCCAATACATCATTTACTGATGCCATCCTAATCTCCTTAAGTTAATAGTGTGTAGTTAGGGAATACAATAACACCCATCTCTACTTTTGTTGTATGTTGCCACACACTATATATTATTATCTATTCAATTTACGATTTGAACAATTCGTCAAAAGCATCACCTGTATTACTTACTTTGGCAGATGAAAGTTCTGAAGTAGAAACTTCTTTTTCTTTAGTTTCTGTTTCAGTAGAATCCTCATTTGGATTCAACCATTCATTCAGCACGTCTGTAAGGTCATCATATGCTAACTCTTGATAGATTTCCTTGATGTCTTGTTGGGTTTTAACCAATTCAAGTACATCTGGTTCATCAGAAATCGATGTTTGATTAGGTTTGACACGAATGTTAGTTTTTGGAAAACTCGCACCACTTTCTTCAGCTGTGATAAATTCCACAACAACATCACGACCATTTACTGGGTCGGTGATATCACCATAATCAGGGTCTGCGATTATAGAAAGAAGTTCTTGATAAACTGTCTTTCCAAATCCCCAAAATTTCACTCCTTGTTTCTCTTCTCCTCTAACTACTACTGGTGCAAAAGTTCTCATCTTTGCTTCAAGTTTCCTTGATAGCTGATAATCTTCTTTACTACCACTTCCTTTTAGTTTCTGAGCAAACTCCTCAATTGGGTCTGGTCTACCGAAAGAAATTGGTGAAAGATATGAACGATTGTTCAGATTGTAGTGGAAAAATAATTCAATGAAAGGATTATCTTTATTGAATGCATAAGGAACGATTCTTATTTGAGTTTTACCTGGTTGTGGTTTCCAAAGACTGGAAGTACGATTGTTTGTGGTTTGTAACTGATTGAGTCGTTTTTTAATTGCGTTTAAGTCCATTACTTAATCTCCTATTTGTTTATGTTTATTTTGTATTTATTAGTGGTATCATTTATCGATACAATAATAAGTATAACCTTGATTGCTAAAAATGTAATCTTTTTTCATTATTTGTAAAAAAAAATGGCCAGCTAGTTTTTTAAGTTTATTTATAAGTGGAAACTAAAAATCATGTGGCCATTTTTTATATTATCTAAATTTGGAAATCTTGGGGATGTGAGATTAACGATTACTCACAACTTGAAGCTCTGATTTTTTCTACCTTATACTTAACATCTTTCAGTTATGAAAGTGATTCTCAAGATGGTTAATCTCATCGAATCGAGTACAACCTCTATGCCAATACCTTAACTCTCAGAGTTTAGTTTGTTCAGTCATAAAGTGGGATTTCAGTATTACCCTTACCCACAATAAGGTCAACAGAATCGTTTCTGTTTTTTTCTTCAAGTACTTCTGATTATTGATGTCTCAACTACCGAAATGATTTACACCTAAGTAGGTTCACCACGAACTAATCATAGATTGCCTTATGAGCTTCCGAAGTATACTCATTTTTCAGCCAATCCCATACAGAGCTAATTACTCTCTGTACTTTCCGATTTCTCAATTTTCAAAAAACTCTATATCATCATTTGATATAATAATATATATATATATAAATTCTCAAAATACATTTTATTTTAATTTTTTTTCATTTTTTTTGATTTCATTGATTTTCTGTAGTATAGATACTTGAATATCTCATACTTTGCCTCAGAACCACGAACTCCTGCAACTGCTGT